ATGTGCCAGCCGTAACCGACGCCCTTGAGATACCGAACGATCTCTTCCCGCGTCAGGCAGGCTTGCTGCTCCACATCGTCTGGTGCATGGTTGAGAGGTGCGAGCCCGTAAATGCGGTCGCAGGTAAACTCGCCAATAACACGCCCTCCGAGTCTAAATTCCATGATGCCGTCCTTCTCCACCCAGCCCTGTGTTTCATAAATGTAGCACTTGAACGGCGTCTCCAGTTTCGGGCGCGTCTTGCGCACCTCAATCGTCTTTTCACCACTGGCAATTTTTTCGCACCACTTTGGGCGGATGCTGATAAGTACGGCCTTAATCACTGGGCATCGCCTCCCCGTCCGGCAGCACCATCAAGCGCCCGGCCTTCCCAAGCGCAACCACCTCGCACAGCTGTTCGACCGATACGCCAAGCGCAGCAGCCGCGCAGCGGACAATGATGTCCGAGCTCATGGTCCGCTTGTACTCCTCTGGCTCAAACCCGAGATCCACGTAGGCCTTGAGCTTAACCACAGCATCCTCCGCCGCCAGCAGCACCGCGCAGCCGTGGACGCCGCAGTTGTGCTCGTGCCCGCAGCCGAGGCAGCTGTGTTTAAGGTCCCCGGTGTGGATTGCCAGCTCGTGCAGCCGCAGTGACAGGCCGGCCAAATCCCGCGACGCGTGATTATTACTTGCCATGGCCGGCCTCCTGCTCGTCGATTAAAAATTGATGATGTTGCAGAAGCTCAAAGGCAGCCTGCAGCAGTATATCATCACAACAGTCGATGTCGCGCAGCGGACACTTGTCACAGTTTTCCTTGCTGGCGCCGATGCAAAGCCGTAACGTATCCATGACCTCGTCGCGTGTCATGCCGTTAAAATCCCAGTGCCCGTCGACGACGCCGCGGATTTTGCCCTCGCGTGTCGTCGCAAGCGTCCACCTGTAATAGCGCACAGACTTGATGTCATACGTCGGCTTGCCGGTGTACTCCACCAAAAGGTGCTCAATCCGTGCACCTTTGGAGTCCTCCCAGCCCGGAAAAAACGCGACTGCATCCGCGCTGTCCAGCTGCGCAAAGCTGATGCGCATATAGTCGGCGTTGCTCATGCCCTCCGGCTGCATGGCCGGGTTGATGGGCGTGTGGCCGGCATCGGCGATGTCCGCCGCGGCGCGGGCAAACTTGGCCTTATAGTACGGGTCTCCGGTGATCTTACCTGCTATGTAGATTTTCATGCGTCGTCCTCCTTTTTGCTCTCGCGCTGCGGCAGCGCCGTAAAGTGCGGGTTGTCCGTCCGGCAGAGCAGATAGTCCGTGGTCACGCCGAGGATGTCGGCGGCCGCGACCAGTGCGTCGAGCTCCTCCGGCATGCACTGCCGGTACGGCGCGTAGTATGTGCCGCCGGCCTCGAGCGCCGTCTCGGTGATATGCATCACTGCGGCGAGCTCCGCGCTGTGCCCGTACTGATCGATCGCGTCGTGCAGCCGCGACCAGTATGCCGCGCACTTATCGTCGCGCTGCTTCCGGTCCTCACGCCGGCGCTCTTCGCGGCGCTGCTCCTCGGCCTCGGCTTCGGCGCGCATCTGCAGGTGCTTGTCCTTGGCGATCTTGCAGTACTTATCACAGGTGGCAAGATCGCGGCAGTCCATACAGCAGGTATGATCGCAGCTGCGCATGTAGTTTCCGGTCGTCTTTTGCAGCGATTTGACAATGTTGTCGCACGGGACGCCGCAGGCGTACTTACACTTGCGCCCCTCGATGCGGTCGCGGCCGTCGAGGATGGTCTCGACCTCATAGCTGTGCATCGCGCACAGACCGGACTTGCCGTGCCCTTTGACCTTGGCGATCAGCTGCTGGTCATCTGCCGAGCACTTTGCGATCGCGTAGGCTACGCCCTCGGACATGCGGCCGTCGTCGTAGTACTGCTTGATCTCCGGGATCAGCTTGGACTTGATGGTATCCAGCCGCGCGATCTTGGATGCCGAGATGCTGCACGCGCTGGCGACGTAGTCGCGCATCCGGCCGGGGAAGGCATAGCCTTGCGCCTTAAGCCCGTACAGCAGATCGCGCACGCGGTCGACCTGCTTGGACAGCTCCGCGGATGTCAGCACGCGCGTCGCGCTGTTGGCCTGGATCAGCATCAGCTCCTCCATCAGCTCGTCGCCCGGTTCGCGTACAAAGCACGGAGTCGTCTCAAAGGGCTTTGTGTCCTCGGCGAGATGATCGTCCAGGATCGTCATCAGCGCGCGGTGACGCCGGTGTCCGGAGATGATGATGTAGCCCTCGCCGTCTCCGGATGGCCGGACGGTCAGCGGGTCAAGCAGCCCCTGCATCAGGATGCTGTCGATCAGATCGTCGACCTTGGATGTGTCATAAAAATTTTTGTCGTTGGCAAAGATCTTGCGCGTGGGGATCATCTGCAGCTTGCGCTCGGCAGGCTTCGCGCTGCAGGCCGGCGGCTGGATGTAGTCCGCGAGGTTAAAGCTGCCCATCGTCCGCCGCCTCCTTGCTTACGTACTCGTCGACAAAGTCGCGGTAATCTCTCGCCGCCGCGCACCATCTGCTGTAGTCGCTGATCGGCTGGCGCGCGAAGGTTGCCTCGTCCATCTTGTCCGTGCGGCGGATGGTGGTCTCAAAGACCGGCACGTCCATCGCGCGCAGGTACTGCTCGCCCTGCGTGACGACCGGGGCGTTGTGCCACATCGTCACCAGCACGCCGGCGATCCGGATGCCGCTGCGCACCGTCTGCACGGCGCGGATCTGCGCCGTCAGCTCATCGATGCCGGAGATGGCAAAGGCATCTACTTTTGCCGGGATGATGATATCGTCGCTGACGGAGATGCCCGCGATCGATACCGCCGTAAAGCCTGGCGGGCAGTCGATGATGACATAGTCATAGTCCGACTCGCCGCGCATATCGCCGACAAACTCTGCAAAGTTTTGGATCAGCTTTGCGTCCGCGGTCGCCGCCGCGACGTCGAGCTGCAGCAGATCCATACTGGCGGGGATAATGTCCACGCCGTCGACCTGCGTCATCCAGCAGTAGCTGCACCACTCGTCCGGATGCGTAAAAACGTCGTACAGTTTTACCGGCGCGTTGTCCCCGCCGAAAAAGCGGGTCGCGTTGGCCTGCGGGTCTGCGTCGATCAGCAGCACGCGCTTGCCGTGCTCCGTCGCCAGGATGCTGGCCATGTTGATGGCGGTCGCGGTCTTGCCGACGCCGCCCTTGAGATTCACAATGCTGATAACTTTCATTTTTTTGCACCTTTCTTTTTTCGCGTCTCTCCCGGCATCCGCGGCCGGCGCGGCGTGATGTTGGCATCCGGCTCGCCCGCGCGATCCGGGAAGTAGTAGCTCTCGCGGCACTTGCGTCCGCGTGGCATATCAAACTCGACGGTGTAAAATCGCCGCTTTGGATGGATGTACACTACCGTGCCGGTAAAGGATTGCCCGTCCGACACAAAGCCCGTGCAGCTGACGCCGTAGGACGGCACCATGCCGGGCAGCTTGTCGCCGATCTTTATGGCAGCTCGCCTCCTCCCTCCGCGGTGCGCGGCCATGCCTGCATCCGCGGCCAGTCGTCCTCGTCGTCGTGGTCGGCGCGCGTGTCCATTTTGGACACCGCCGGCAGCATACGCAGATGCGCCGCGTCAAAGACCAGCTCGATCGCGCCGCGCTCGCCCTCTTTGTTTTTCACGATCGACAGCACCCGGTCGCCGCCGGGCTGCGCCGCGAGGATCATGATAGCGTCTGCGTCCTGCTCCAGCTGGCCGGACTCGCGCAGATCGGACATGGACGGTGTGCGGCTGCGCTGCTGCCCTTTTTCAGGGCGCGACAGCTGCGACAGCGCGATGACGGCGATGCCGGCCCGCTGCGCCATCGTGTGCAGCGCCAGCGAGATGTTGGTCACCTGCTCGACGCGGGTGTTGCCCTTGGCCTGCAGCAGCTGCACGTAGTCGATGACGATCACGTCGTACCGCCGCGCCATGGCGACCGCCTGCACATCGGCGACGCCAAAGCCGCCAGAGCGGATGACATCAAGGTTGATGTGCTCCGCCGTCCGGATTGCGGTCGTCGCGGAGGCATAGTCCTCGGCGACCATCTGGTTGCGCTTGATGCGCCCGAAGTTGATGCCCTCCGTCTGCGCGACCATGCGGTCGTACAGCTTGGCGTCCGACGTCTCAAGGCTAAAAATCCCGACGCGCAGACCGCTGCGCGCCATGTGCATCGCAAACTGCGTCGCCAGCAGCGTCTTGCCGCTGCTCGGCAAGCCGCCGAGGATGATCAGGTCGCCGCGCTCGGCGTAGAGCCTCTCGTCCAGCTGCCGGATGCCCCAGCGGAGATAGTCCGGCTGATGCCCATCGGCGTGGCGCTGGTAAAACTCGCACAATCCCTGATGCCAGCTGACGACGCGCAGCGTCTTGCTGTCGCACAGGCACTCGCTCGCCGCCTCGACGGCCGCACGCGCCTCTTCCAGCGTCGCCGCGTCGAGCATCTTGGCTGCCGCATCCTTGATGCGTGCGAGCCTTGCCTGCTCGCGCATCACGTCGGCGTATGCCTCCCAGTGTGCCGCCGTCGGCGTGTCCGCCATGATCTGCACCAGCATCTGCCGATATGCATCGCCCAGGCGGTGCAGCACCGTGACCACGTCGACCGTCTGGCACGCGGACCACTGTGCGCGGATGGCATCGTACACGTGCCGGTACTGCGGCGTGATAAAGTCCTCCGCTGAGACGCGCAGCATCACGTCGCCGACGATCTCCGGCGAGATCAGCACGCTGCCGATCACGGCCGCCTGCGCATCGATCAGTGTCTGCTTTACGTCCATAGCGGCAGGCCTCCTCCCTCCACCGGTTGCTCTGCCGGCGCGTGTGGCTCGTCCTCCCAGCGCCGCTGGTTGAGGTATGTAGCCGCATACGGGATGCCCACACCCCGCTGCCACTCTTCGCTGGCCATCTGGCGCTTTAGCGCTCGGGCGATGTCGTCGATCAGCGCATCGTCCGGCTTAAGCTTGTCCCACGCCGCGATCGCTGTCCGCTTGGACTCTCCGCGCGGGTAGTATCGCCAAAAAGCCTCAAAGCGTTCCGGCTTCCACGCCGGCTCTCGCCCTTGCTCTTTTTTCGGCGCGCGCCGCCCCCTCTGGGGGGTAAGGGGGGTATTAGTATCTAAGTACTTGGTATCTATAGTATTTATTTGCGTTGGATTTTCCGTTGACGGGTTATCCGTCGACGGGTTTCCCGACGACGGTGACACCGTTGTGGGATTATCCGACGACGGTGTCGCATCTGCGTCAAGCGGCGCCTCGTGTACGATGTACTCGTTGCCCGCAAAAGATCCGTCCGCCGCGTGCGTCTGGCGGCGCTCGATGTAGCCTG